CACCACCTTCTATTAATATTAACAGAACTTCCAATATAAATTCTATTTGGTTTTATAATTGATTGTATTTTATATATACCAGATATTTTCATTTATTAAAATAATTAAACAGGTATCTTTTGTAGTAATTCATTTATTTCATCATCCGTTACAAATGTATCATAAAGAAAAATCGCTTCGTCATAACCATCTTTCTCATCACCATGTTTATCATAAACCTGTGTGCCATGAGAAGAGTTAGCTATTATAAGTGTCGGGCCATCAAAGACTATTCTATCAAGAAGATAGTCTGGGCCTTCAATATATGGGGCTTGATCAAATGATGAACTAGGTAGATACTTCTGTATCTCTACTCCCCATTGCCTATATGTCATACCTGGTCTTAATGCTTTCATAGCATAGTAAGTTCCAGCGCCATGATATTCACCATTTATATATGCATCTGCAGATGTCTGATTTTCTTGACACATTGCAAATGTAAGCCATTTGATAGGGACTTCCTTACCCATGGCAAATTTCTTATTTACTTTTTTAATTCTCTTACGGACTTGTGGATTAGGGAAGAACCTGTTCTTTGTTGGATGTGGGTTCTTACTTAAGAATTTTGTTATAGTACCACTAAAACAACTATCTGCAAATACTAATACAACTGCATCAGAAGGAAGTAATGCGATAGATTTCTCTACCTCTGTCTTATAGCAACTCTTTGTTACTTCAGAATTGGTAAATCTACTAACTTCAAACTCCTTAGGGTATAATGTATTTAATCTTTCTACCATATCTCTACCATCATTCAAACAACCATTAAGGTCATTTGCTGTGCCGGGATAATCATTAATCGCAAAGTGTAATATCTTCTTATCTAGTTTCATAGGTTCGGGTATTGGTGTCGGATCAGGATCAGGCTTCGTAAGCCAATCATAAATTTTTCTAAAGCACATATTATTTAGTTTTAAATAGTTTGCCAGCATTTATTGCCTGTTGATGTAAGAACTTGCGTATAGCCCAGAAAGCTTTCCATACGCTTATAAAATTTATTTTAATTGGTGGTAGATTCATATTATTACTAATGTAAAACTGTTTGGTAATATCTCTAATAATTTAGTAAGAGTGTTGGTACTTTCAACAACATCTTTATAGCCATCTTTATTTATATCTCCAAATCTACTTCCTACTAATATGCAGCCCTGTGTATCAACCTTAGATCCTGTAGCATAATTTCCCTTATGAATTAATATTGCCGATCTATTAGGGACATCATGTACCATAAAACACTTACCTTTAGTAGGAGAATATATCTTAGTAACATTATACTTACCTTCAGGTATGCACGACACATTTTTTTCGTTTCTTAAGAATGGAAGTTCTAAGGAAACAAACTCAAACAGTTTCTGAGCCCCATCTAATACTAGACAGAGCCCAGGAGTCTGTTTGTCATCATATGATCTACTCAGTAGTAGCTTCATCTTTAGCTTCAGTCTTACGAAGTTGTTTCTCTAAGTTCTGAATAACAGAGAGAGAGAATTTACTCGGTAACTCTAAGAGCCCACGATATACAATCTCTAACTCATTGTTAGTTAACTCAACTTTAATTTTCTCTTCCATTAATATCCGTATTAATTAATTAAGATACAAAGATACGTAAAATATTTCTAATTTCCAAATTTATTTTTATGCTTCATAAGGATCAGATGCCTCTGTTATAGTAAATGGACCAGTACCTCCAGCATTTGCCGCAGCCGAGTCAGCATAAAATATTTGTCCATCAGCATCTCCTGGAGTAATAGCATACCAAGTAACAGGATCGTATGTTGCACCAGTAGGCGTAGCGTATGATATAGTATTTCTATTAGCTGGAACGTTATCATCAGTAGCAGTTCCATTAACCCACACACCACCAGACCATATAGGTCTTACTGTCCATACATAAGAATCAGCACCAGTAACAATATCACTAGAAAGATCAAATGGTGCTTGAGTACTAGCTTGATTAATTCCAACCCAATCAGGAGCAGTATCAGGAGGTCTAATCGCATTATGAACTACATTAATATTTGTAGTTATAGTTCCTGCGATATTTTTTAAAACAACATTTTCATCTTTCTCAGTACTAGCGTTTGCAACATTAGGATATATACGTATAGTATCACCATTATTGAGCTGTGTTGTTTCTGAGACAGCATCGCCAAACCAGTCCTTTATAGTTATCCATGATGGTATAGTATCCACAACAATACTATCAGAAGTACCCACTACAACTAATATTTCTACTCCACTATCCCATTCATAATAATCCCAAACAAGATCTGGATTGTCAACATAAATAAAATCTTCAACAGTAAATGTGCCAGTACTAGAATATAATCCTTCATGTGGTAATGCTATATAGTTACTAGGAGCACTAGTTGACCAGCCTATAGGACATCCCGGGGAAGCTGTAGTCTGCGTAGAAGCAATAAATAACTCCCATGTATATGTTCCTGATCCAAAAGGTAAGTCTGTATAAAATCCTTCATCTGGATCATATATAGCATATACATCTAAATCAGCTCCAGTATAAGCTACGGAAGATACCTGATCGTGAGTTTTATATGCAGTGTACGTGCCTGCTCCAGAAATCTTAATACCAAAATAATAGTTATCGAAAGATAATAAATCTGGTGTTATATAATATGGATATGTTGCAGCTACATTATAAGCTCTTATTACCCATCTATTATTAGGAGAAGACATTGGATTGATAGTTCCAGTTTCCTGTTCTGTGGTTAATGAATGTATTGTTGGTATTGCCGTATGTTCATATCCTCTGAAGTCTCCCATTCTAGCATTTGATGTAATATCAATATGGTCCCAGTTAGTAGGAAGATTTAAACCATACTTACCAGTAGTACTAGATGGCCATATCCCAGTTACTGGTTTATACCTACTCCATTTATTAATAGAAGTAGAAGTAGCTAATTGAAATACATTATTATTACTTTCAGATAATGCAGTTCTTATTATACCAGTAGTTATATCAGTTGTTCCGAGAGCCATAGTTTATTATTTTAAGGAGTTCCAAATGCAGTAACCTCATCTTTAGCAGTTAATAATCCCGCAGAGGATATACTTAATACTACAGTTGATCCATATTTAATATTTAATTTTGTTCCACTTTGTTCCAGAGTGAATGCTGTTGCTCCACTAGTCTTAAACGAATCAGCAATAATTGATCCAACATGAGTTATATCATATACTGCCTCTGAGCCAGATGTATTTCTTTGTGCAAAATAAAGCCAATCAGTACCTGTTTTATTTAAAAATTGAATAGATCCACTATTATAAATAAATGGTGTAGTAATATCTGTTGTAAAATTAGGACTGTCTATTGGGGCATAACCAGCGGACGCATGATTTCCCCAATTATAAGCACTATTCCAGTTAGATGAATTATTAACAACCGATGTAGTCCATCCAGATCCAGTAGAAACACCAATCCCTGCAGATGGATAAACCATTTCCCCACCTCCAGTAGCTACTGTTTGCCATGTACCATCTCCTCTTAAATAATTAGTAGTTGTTCCATCTAAAAGGATACCACCAACATCTAGTGTAGTCGCTAATGGCATACTATCCCACCAATCTATAGGAGCCGCCCCCGCAAAGGCTGAAACCTCACCAGAGGCCGTTATATTACCCTCTACATGTAATGTTGTCCCATCATATGTTAATCCAGTAGTTCCTTCTAATAGATTACTAGATGTCCAGACCGCTACTTGATTATCTATTGCAGTTCCAGAAAAGGATAATATATCAGTAATACCATATCCAGCAATTGTTGTTGGGTGGAAAGATGATTTCCAATACCCGACAGAAGAGTGATTACCCCATGAATATGCAGTATTCCAATTATTAGAATAATCTGCAATAGAAGTTCCCCATGCTGTACCTGTAGAAATAGTTATGCCAGCTCCAGGAAATGATATACTAGATAATGAACTGTTAGATGATCCACCCATCATAACTTCCTTAGCTAGTGCTTGAGAAGATCTAGATGGTGGCTTAACATAAGAATCAACTCTTTGTTTAGAGTTAATTTGCTTTTGTTGTTCTAATTGTATTTGTCTTTCTAAAGAGTTCATATAAATTATGGTGTTGTAAACGCACCAACCTCATCTTTCGCTTTAAAATACCCAGCGCTAGAAAATGAAGCTATAACAGTAGATCCATACTTAATCACTAACTTACCACCAGATTCTTCTATACTAAAATTAGTTGTTACTAACGATGTGGCTATTCCTGTTCCAGCAGCAGAAAAAGAAATAAAATCTGCAGCGCTAAGATAACCAGCTCTAGCTGCAGTAGCTGTCTGTGTTGCTATAGTATGTTGTGCAGATGTTAAATGATAATACTCACCAGCACTACCACCTTGTTTAGAAGTAGTATCGTTGTGTGCAAACACCCCAACTATCTTACTATCGACATATGTTTTTGTAGCTTTTACGGATGGATACTTAGTATCTGATAAGGCATCGGTAATTATATTTATACTCTTGTTTGATAAATCTTCTTTTAAAAATAATGCTGATAACATCGCTATGCTAAGTGGCTTACTTAGATCTGCTGTATTATCGACTAACGATAACCCAACATCATTTTTTGTTAAACCTAATGGACTTAGTATTGTTTTGTTAGTTAATGTTTGAATCCCACTAAGAGTAACGGGAAATGTTATTCCGGGAACTATTTGAGATTCTGTTATTACAATTCCAGTAGATTTATCCCATGCTGAAAATATAGGATCTGTTTCCGCACCAAAAACCAATGGTAGACCATCATATCCTGATAATGCTAATGCCGAAGTACTAACATTCAATGGATTATTAAGTTGTCTTGTAGAATCGCTTCTTTGTCCTGATAGATTCATGTATATTCAATTTGTACTGTACTATTACTATATTTATTAAATAAAACTATACATTGTTGTATATTAGTTTTAGTAAGCATATCTATTGTTTCATCTCCATATTGGTTTAATAAAACCTTCCATATTGCTTTTACAAAACAAATCCTTCTATTACTATATTCATCATCTACTCCTAATATCTCATTGGTAATATAATTATCAGAGAAATTAGCATACGCTTGATTTATTATTGTTTTTAATATAGAATATGTCATGGATACTATTTTATTTAATTACCAAACAACTATCATAAATGATCTTGTAACAAAAGATATATCTGCGCCATATGAAGTTCCAGTACTATTAGTGGCATAAGCCCTAACGTGATATGTTGTATTTTCTATCAACCCAGTCATTGATGATGTAAAAGATCCCAATCCCGTTCCTCCTATAACTTTGGTATCTGAGATAGTTGGATTATAAGAAGTAGAATAACAAATTCCTTTTTCACTAATTGAACTACCACCATCTGCTGTAACATTTCCCCCAGAGTTAGCTGATGTTTTTGTGGTACCAGAAATAGCTGTTGTTATTATAGTTGCATATCCAGCCTGTATTTGATTAGAAAGAACTAAATCATAATAATCCCACGCATCATTATTATCTACATTATGCGCCCATATTGTTACTGTCCCATTCGTAGCCGCAGTAAATAATCCATTAGAGTCTATTGTTCCTGATCCTGTTCCATTAACAACAGACCATGTAACATCTGTATTTGTGGTATTGGCTGGTGTATATCCAATTACTGAAAATTGGAGTGTTCCGTGGTAAGTTGAAACAGTTGTTGCTCCTCCGGCAGCAGCGATATTAAGTGTCTGCATTAGTACTGCACCTGAAGCACCGTATTGATAAGCACCAACGGAAGGAGCCGTAGCATCGAATAAATTACCAGCTCCATCAAGAGTCAACCCTGTTATTGGAGTACCAGCAGCAATTAAACTTGATCCAGATGCGAGTTTTAAAAAGTTAAGTATCGGCAAACTACCATCAGATTGCCTTGCTCCATTCATCCCGGTAGCGTCAATGCTTACAAAATTTGAAGTATTGGCATTATAAGTTGTAGTTGTGATTGTAACACTACCTGTATTATTTCCTGACTCTGTCGAAGACAGATGATTAGTAATTTGACTATTTGTATTTGTTGAACTAAAATAACTAAATGCTTGTAGATTGTTATATGATGTACAGTTATATATATGAGTAGTTAAATCACCCATTCCATCTCTTGACTGATCAGTTCCAGTTCCTTTATTATTAAATGATAAACAAGTTATTAGTGTTCTTTGCACTGGACTTCCACTTAATGCACCCTGATTTGCTGCACCTAACTTAAATCCTGAGCCATTTGCATTACCACCATATACATTACCGTTTAAGTCTTTACCATTTCCAAAAGACCAACAATTAGTAAATGTAAAATAACTACTTGCACCATAAAGATCAAATCCATCATCTGAATTTGCCCATGCCCTACATCCTGTTAAATATATATGACTATTAGTTGAATGAACATTAGGACTTCCAGAACTAATATATAGATTCAAAGAAAATCCATTAGAGTAACCACCACTATCAGCTTCTACGTCCCAATTATTATAAGCATCACAATTTGTATAATAAACATAATCGCTATTCCCCAACAATGCAAATCCATCACCACAACCATGAACAACGCATTGTTCAATATTGAAATAATTGCATCTATTCATCCAAATACTTTCTGCTATATGTCCTGTATATTCTCTAACATTCCTAACAGTAAGTCCTTTTAATGTCCAATATGAACAATCTACCATTTCAACACCTCGCCTTGTATCAGTGGTAGTGATATTAGTGCCATCTAATATTGGGGTTTCCCCAGGATAGTTTTGTATTGTTATCCGGCTTCCACTGGTTCCATTTTTACTGTCTATATAAACAGCAGGAGTAGAAGTAACATAATACACACCTCCTCTGATATAAACTATATCACCGGCTACAGCAGTGCTAAATCCTTTTTGCCATGTTGCCCATGGTTGTGTTATTGTACCGGGATTAGTATCATTTCCACCAGATGCTGCCACATAATAAGTTGCCATAATTAAACTGCTTTAGTAAATTTTATATAATACCAATCTGTTCCATCACTCTCTACAAAATACAGTAATCCAGATCCACTAGTATCCTTAACTGTAACCTTATATCCAGCAGTTATAGTACTAGCTGCAAATCCTATTGCCGAAGTTAATTCAGCATCAGTAGGAGTATTGTCAGTAAGAGCACCAGATTTTTCATCTCTTAATACCGCTATGTCCCCTATATACACTAAATTAGGTTCAATATTATGTAAAATATTTAATTCCGTTGAAGTACTTAGTACGTCAATATTCTCATTTATCCTAGGAAGAGTCAATGTTTTATTAGTTAAAGTTTGTGTTCCAGTAGTCGTTACATCTCCTGCACTAGGAGCGCTAACCCATACCGTACCAGTTGAAGTTAAAATATTACCAGGAGTTCCTGGAGTTATATCGCTAGGAACAGTAATGTTTGCACTACCATTAAAAGAGACACCATTAATAGTTCTTGCTGTTGCTAATATAGTTGCTTTTGCCGCCGTAGCTGTTAATCCTAAGTATAATCCAGCATGATTACCCCACCCATAAGCGGTATTCCAGTTAGTAGAATTATCTGTAACTATTCCATAAACACCAGATGCTGTTCTTTTAAGAATACCATTACTAGTAAAATCTCCATCAACAACAACGTCAGCATGGGATGTTTGAGATGTAAGATAACCTGCTGTTGCATGATTGCCCCACCCATACGCGGTCTCTCCATTTGCTATATTAGCATGGTTATAAGTAGCAAGATGTGTAGAGCTAACAAGATAGCCAGATGATGCATGATTGCCCCAGCTATAAGCTGTATTCCAATTAGTAGAATTATTTGTTATAGAAGATCCCCACGCAGAACCACTAGATAATGCTATTCCAGCCCCAGGATATACCATATCCCCACCACCACCAACTCCACTAGAAGCTGATGTTATTAATCCTTTTGCATTAACGGTTATGTTTGCATTAGTAAAGCTACCAACATTAGCATTAACGGTAGCTAATGTTAATGCAGTACTCCCAGAAACATCTCCAGTATGTGTTGCATTAGTTACCTTTGCTGTATTTAATGCTTCAGCATCATATAATTCAGTAAAATTGTCATTACATATATCCATTGCCGTACGTAATGGATCACCAGTGCCAGTATTAGGGGCAGTACCTATATTTATAACTTGCTTGCTCATGCTATTAATTTTGATTAAATTTTATATATCCCTATTTGCCTAGCCATTATCTACAGTTATTATTGTATTATCACTTAGTGTTGATGTATCATCTACTGTAATATTCGAAGAAGATGAAATATCTCTTACACAACGAATAGATAACCCAATTATTTTTGGAATATTCATTGTAGCAACAGTTATGGAACTATTTTGTATTTGTCTTCCATAAGCATTGGTGGTATTATATTCTGTCTCACTCCATAAATCTCCTTCTATCATAAGTTGCATAAAACTACCATTTGAAAATCTATAGCCAGAACCAACAATAGTAAGTCCCGAAAAGTTATCTGCACCAACATTAGGAGCTATCCAATGTGTAATCCCTATTTCTTTTAACTTACCTCCAGCAACACTAGTCCCACCAAGTGATACTATTAAACTGTCCCAATTAGATGTAGATGGTATTTTCCATCCACTTTCATAAATTCCATCTCTTGTAAAATGTACTAACCCTTTAGCATTGCTTATTGCGTACCAATTATATAAGGCACCATAAGGAACTTTATAATTAATATCATTATTATACCAACAGTATGCACCAACAGTATCCCCAGCCCATCCAGTACCAATAGATATAGAATAATTACCACATAGATTAGCCGCACTAGCTGTATGTCCTACTTGCGCAATAATAGTCTCAGTATTTTCCTGACCATAACTTATCCATACTCCAGTACCATTACAAAATGTAGTATTAAGATTACTCCATGTTGAATCAGACAAATCAGTGAGACCGGCTTCGTATACCTGTTGTTGATTGTCAACTATCGTATCTAAATAATAAATATATCCTCCAGCTGGTCCAATATCTCCTATTTCATATGATCCGACTGTAGCAAGAAAGTTTCTAGAGGGACGTACTTTAAGTATGCTACTCTTAGGGGCAGTCCCATCGCTTCCAAAAGTGAAATCTTTTTGGCAAGCTTCCGTTGCACTTGATTCAGAGGAGCTCCAATAGTTAGTAGTAGTAAAATTACCGAGAGGATTAGGGATGTCCCATAAATTATCATACATAGCAATTAACTCATCTCTTGATGGTAGATACCAATCATTATAAGTAGTAGCAACGCCATCTACTGTTATATTTTCAATAGCCGATCCATCAGCATACTTAGTAACTCTAAGATTTTCAACTATCCATTCTTGTGTCCCTATCGTAACTGTAGTATATTCATTGCCATCAAGATCTAACAATGGAGGTACAGTTGGACCTGGAGTTATCCAATCCAATAACCACTTCATTAACAGTTTCCAGAGATTCTTAACAAAGTTTATACATCTATTACTATATATATCATTTGATCCCATTGTTGAATTCCTTATTCTATCATAAGAAAACTTTGCATACGCTTCATTAACCAATGCCTTTGTATTCGTATCATATACAACAGGAACATCAGAATCTGAATATTTATTAAACAGTTCTATACATTTTAATATTTCCTCTTCTGTAAGTGCCATTAGTCATTAAGGCGAGCAAAAATATCAAACACATAATATATTGCAGAACTATTACCAACAACTGCGTTAGACTCTATAGACGTAACTAAAAAATCTAACCAGTTAGCATAATCCTGATCTTTATTATATACATCATCAATATAAGCAGCTTTAGATGCTATGAAACTATCTCTAGTATACATAGCATTATAATAAACTACTTCTTCACTAGTGTATGTTTCTCCAGTATTAAATGTTAGGATTATCTCATAAATAGAATCTGGAATAGTATCTGTCACTGCGAATCCTAGGTCTGTATTTTTAACTTCTATAGAAAACCCAGATGCTAATACCCCACCAGACAATGTAACCATAGTTAATGTAACACCAGAATATTTAGATTCTATAGTTAGAGTATATGTAGCCATGCCTGGAAATGGTGATCCAGTAGATGCATCCTGTACAAGGATAGACTTACCTTGGTCATAATCAGTAGTGCCGAACGCTAAGCTAAATGCCATTATTTTATATTTTTAATTTGTTAATAATTTAATTAATCCAGGTAATGTATTTTCTGCTAATACAATAGATACTAATATTACTAATACGATAATAGAACCTATAAGCAACTTAGGATGTCTTACAAAGAATAAACCATCCACTAATTGATCACTAAGACTTTTCTGAGCATTATTTATCTCTTTTATTTCCTCTGTCCATTTCTCATCAAGCTTCCTATGCCTAACATCTATTAGATCTATTGTAGTATCAATTCTTTTATCCAACTTTTCAAACTTTATTATATTAGGACACTCAGTCCCCCTTGTATCAATGATATGTTTACCTTCAGCAATAGCCTTGTCAGTTTTTTCTTCTAATTTAACTAGATCTTCTTCTAAATGATTTACTCTAGAGTTTGTTAATTGAGTGTCTTTCTTAATAGAATCTAAACTATCCTTAACATTCATAAAATGAGCATTCATTAATATAGTGAGATCAGTAAATCTCTGAGCAACCATATCCCTATAATCTTGACTATTTGGCATAATTTAAAATATTATATTTTTTATTGTCATTATAATCCTATCCTGTAATCCTAAAAGCAAACATATTCCTACTATCAAACAAATTCCACGAACAAATAACATAAAACCAAAAGGCACTTTCTTAATTGCTTTGTCCCACCATGAGGTCGAACCGACAAATCGTAAAGGAAGTCCAGCAGAGATATTGTAAGCTAAATCAAAGAGTGCAATCCTCAATAGTCCATAACTTATAAGTGCTATATACCACACCGGATGATCTATGACTAAAAGAGAACCTAAACAAGCAGCCCATAAAGCATGACCTATATTCCTGTTCTTTACCCCGTCACCGGAAGCGTTTAAAAGTATTGATGATATGTAAAATAGTATATTCATAGAAAGTAACCTGTGTATTTTAAGAGTAGTTTCATTTTAAAACAAATCATTCCACGTTGAACCATTATAACACTCTAATTTGTCAGTAGTAGTATTATAACCCACCATTCCTTTTTGCGGTACAGACGGTCTTGCTGTTGTTGTCCAATGAAACGTACCTGTTTTTACTATATTTTTAGTAAGTAAATTATAACCGCCATGAGATTTTGTCATATAAGCACCCTGATCGCCTCCGCTATTTTTATCTATACTATATGATACTTCTCCCAATAAATGATTATTTGTATCAAGTATATAATCTTCAAATTGTGTCCAAACAGGTGTATCAAAATAATATCCTTCAAGACATTTTTCAATATTCCAAAATTCAACTTTTAGTGTAGAATATGAAGGAGCGAGATCAGCAATAGTTTCCTGTTGCGATGAAAGTGCATAAGTATTCCAATGAGTATCTAATCCTTTTATGATAGAACCATATAGATTTTTTAGCATTGAAACTCCTATATAATTCTTTGCACTAAACAAAGAACTTATCTTGCATCCTTCGCCAACAAGTACGCCATAATAAAATCCACCAAAAACGGAAATAGAGCCTATTATCGGAAAATCAGTTGCCTGTCGTGGTAATCCTATTCCAAATACGTGATTTTCAGGCATTATCAATGTTCCAATATTTACTGTTGAATATCCATCAGCGAAATATGGAGTAATAAATATTTTATCTAAATACACCGTACTTGCTTCTAATAAATTTATTCCACACATTGAAACGCCTTTTGTTGCAACAAAAGGCTCTACATGAAAAGTTAAATTCTCAATAGCAACAGGATTGTAATTAATATTTCCAAAACTAATCCCATAGCCTTTAGCGCAAATAATTGATGGAAATACACCACTTCCGGCAATAGTTGATCTTAACCTACTACCACCGCCACCTATTACATAACCCTTGTGTCCTTCGCCTGTAATCTTAATATATTTTGCTTCATTAATTGTTGCGGGTGGCGGAATATATAATTGGCTGTTATAATCAATTCCATCTATATCATTTTTTAATTCTCCGGCTATTAAACAATCATGTCCGGTATCAGGTATCAAAACCGTACCACCATCAATAGCAGCCTCATTGATTGTTGCCTGTACATTTTCAGTATCATCATGTACACCATCAACATAACAACCAGCATCCCTAATGTCAAATATTTTATTTCTTGTTTCAACAACAAGGTAATCTGATGAACTCATACCCGCATAGGGTTTTTTCCTATATGTCATATTTTTATTTTTTAAAACGTGCCGCCAACATTATCATTGAAATATTTTATTATATCATAAAGTGCTGCCTGTTTTGTTGCACCTAAATATTTACATATTACTATTGTTCTTATATACCCATTTGAATAATAACCCGGAAGTGATGAAGGATTTGTTGATAATGCACCAAAAAATAGTTCCCTGTTATTATCTATAACTGTACTGTTTGCATCAATATCTGAAGATTTTACTTTATTATAGTAACCAATCATCTTATTGTTATTCCTTTCAACGTAAAACACACCATCAGCAGAAGCAACATCATCATTCTGATTAATTGTACCACCGTAATTTGAATTTAGATAACCATCACATTTTTTAGCTACATTGGAATACAAGTCAAGTTGAAATCTTTTTGTCGCATCACTCCCAAAAGAACCACTTATCATATAATCACCCAAATCACCCGAACTTTCAAAACTATCAATTAAAAATCCTACATCATCTGCACCTATTTTCCCCGCTGTTATCTGATCTGAAACAATAAAGCCCGATTTCAGATATTTTCCTGTTGTTGCTTTCCATCCTTTTTTATTTGTAAACACAGGAGAGCCTACTGGAACAATAGGTAACGTATTACCAATCCAATTCAGTTTAGCATCTGTTTCATTATGAATATTTGCTTTAGTAAACTGAACCAAAGAACTATATATATCAGCAGCTTTCAGATCAACAAATGTTTTATTAATAAGTGCAGCCAGCGCACTTGATGGAGCAGAACCCATCCTTGCTATAAAAGCGTCACTATCGCTATCTGTAACTGCTTCAGGATTCCAGTCTGATTTTTCTCCCGCCCTATTTCCTTTTATATAACCATATATGCTTAATGTATCATCCCACCACATAGAAAGATGAAAGTCATTCCGCATCTTAGCAGTATCTAAGTCTGAGGAAAGAATCATTATTTCCTGTATGGAATAATCACTTACATCTTCATATTTTACTATTGTCCTCGTGAAGTCATACCCTATCAATTCAGCTTCTGTTGTTGTTCGGGGTGTTTCATCTGTTTTGAACCATATTTTGTCGGTGTCAGCAGCTATATAAGCAGCAGTATCAGGACATTGGAAAGTATATGTACCAGCAGAACCGCCAACAGTTAAGTAATCAGTTGCCCCGGATTTTTGATTGTAGAGCTTCCCATCTGCGATATTTTTAGTCTCAGCAAAGAATAAAACTTCACTTTGGTTCCTCCAATAGCTTAACCCCTGACCACCGGCAATGCCTATACCTATACCTATACCTATTCCTGTTCCCATATTATTTAATTAAGGGAATTGAAACTAAAAACATATTACGATATCCGTTGCGGTTGTACCATTGCCTACATCTCCAACCCTTACAACATATAAAGGAAGAAATGTACCCTCAGGAACATTCTTAAACACTACATATGATGTTGGGTCAGCATTCTTAGCATCAGGATTATCTGCTGGTATGACAGCTACATCTCCACCAACACCAATATACAATAATCCTTTTGGATATATAACCTCACTAGCTATTGTGACAGCAGAAGCCTTAGCTGGTTGTAAATTAACATTGAGTCCATTAGCTCCAGCAAGTGTCACTGGGCCTTCTATTTTAACTATTCTATCTGCCATTTTCGTAAATTTATTTGGTGCAAAGATAATTAATATTAATTACATAACAAAATAATTGATAATATATTTCATGTCTTTATAGTCTTAACATGAACGGTATCTAATAAAAAAAGGGAGACAAGCTCCCTAATTTAATATCATGTATAGATAATTACAATCCAGTCGTTATTACATTATATGTAATATGTAACCTAGCAACACCAGTACCAGTGATAAACTCAGCACCAGCTGCTTTTAAAACTAGTGCTGTATTAACAGGTTGTGTTAACCCATTATTAGCATTAAGCCTTTCAAAATTATATATCTTATCACCAGCTGTAAACATTGTAGAGGCAATAGTGCTAGATTGATCTGCCCCTCCAGAATATGCTATTGACAATGCACTACCATTTGCATAAGCTGTAGCTGTGGAATCAAATACAAGTACAGCGCTTACAAAATGCAATGCATATCCAGCTCCAGGAGCAGCAACAACTACCTTAGGAGATGCCGCTAATGCTAATATTTCTGGAGAAGATATACTAACTACCGCTGTAACATAATTACTTTCAGTTGCGTTAGCAAGTGTACTATCGAAACCTAATGCCGTTACAACAGTGTCAAAGTCATCTTTTAGTTTATTATAATCAGACGCTGTAACAAGTTTCTGGGTCATCTTATTGTTATCCATCAACGTGTTAAGAGTCGTTATCTTTGTAGATTTCATTCTTTAAAAGTTTTAAGTAAAGGGGAGTTGCCTCCCCTATTATTTATTAGAGTGTAAACACTGTAGCTAAGTTAGCATCGGCAGCATTAACAGATACAATCATAAGCTGTACAAAGGAATCAGCAGTACCACCAATGGTCTCTGTTGAGTTATCTTTAAATCTAAGATCATATACATAAGTATATGTATCAGTAGTAGCAGCATTTGATGTAAATGTAACTGGCCATTCAGCTATCCTATAAGCTTCTCTTCTATTATTCTGGAGTTCCCAGTCAAGTTGAGCAACATGCTTATAAGTACCTTCACCTACCTTAGGAGTAGTATCAAGTCTAACCTCAGTAGTACTGAAATCAGGAGATACACCTACGGTAAAATAAATAAGGTTAATACCATATTTACCAAGCTCAAAAGGAGCTTCACTATCATTACCTGTTAATACAAGACCCCATTTAGTAGCGGCAGCTTCACCATCAGCCTTACGAATAACGCAGGCATCAAAAGTACCCTCTACATAAGTGCCAGAAGCATTAGTAACAGGACGATCAAGCTCAATAAGGTCAGTACTATCATGAGCAAGAGTTGTTTTAACAACCCTATACACAGGAGAAGCAACAGTCGGAGCTGTACCTGCAGCGCCCAATCTGATATAATCACCTATAACAGGAGTCTCGTTTGTGCTATAATCAGCATCTGTTTTAAAAGTAAGATACTTACTTCCTTTAACAACATAGACATCATCATCAAAGCAGTCACCATTAACCTGATTGAAACTACAAACAGCCTTAACAACTACTCTCTGGAAAGCATCTTTCCTCATGTTATAATAAAGACTATCGGCAAGACCTATAGCTATGTCATAATTCTTAGCTGTTGCTCCAGCTACATATGAACCATATTTATACAGTCTCTTATTACCAATCATCTTTGTCAGATCCCTGAAACCTATAGTTACAAGATAGTTACCTAAGTTTGTAGGCACTATGTCACCATTAGTTCCATTATAACCTATACTTGATACTTGGGATGTCAACGCAGCAACAGCTCTTTTGCTTTTGCTGATAAGATTATTCCAAGTAAACATAGGAGATTTAACCACCTTACCAGCGGCATTCATATACAACACCTCAAACTGATCACCAGCAACAAGTGCAGATGCATCACAGAGTTGTTCACCAATTCTACGTATACCCATATATCTTGCAGTAGTAGGAGCTGCGGTCGTAACCAAAGCTGCTGTATCTACGAAAAGATAGGTAACATTTTTTTGTGCAATCATTGTTTTTTAAATTTAAAATTAATATTGAATTTAGTTCTCATCGAATTTCTTTTCTATAGTTACTGTCTCGTAACTTCCATCCTCAAGAGATGACTTGATGATCTTAATAGACTCACCAATAATCTCATCCTGAAAAGATGCATCAGGGATCTCACAATCAACCTGATTACCAGGAACAGCAACATTGACAGTGATATCCTCAGGATACTTAAGATATGAAATAATATAATCAGCCATTGTGTGTGTTGCTGGATATATTATCTCTACTGTGGGGCTACCACTTTCAAGCTTAGCATCCATACGCCATACTAAATCTACATATGGCTTCTTATACCTATTCTTATAATTCTTTAGATAGTAATCATAAGATATTGGTAATACTAACACTGGCCCTACTGTAACTGCGTTAGCTGTCAAATAAACCTGCTCTTCTAATAACCTACCGACATCAACAGGTAGCGTATAAAACGTACCCATAAGCGATGATGTAACACTATGTGAGTAGTTAGTTATAGTAGTATCTGCTGTGACAGTTATATTTCCTTCTAGTAAACTACCCCCATAGACAAGTGGAGCAAGTATCCTTTTTATCTTTTCGTTAGTATCAAAGAGCCTAGCGTAGTCTCTGAATACTCTACGCTGTGCCCTATTGATAATGGAACTTATTTGTTTATCATTATAGCCAGGAGAGGTGCCTACATAGAGACTATCTATCCCGACTAATATGTTGTAACGCAAAGTATTTGCATCCATAATATTATCTATGTTTAATAAATGATGGATCTTTTATTTTCCAATAATAGTTACCAGCCCTAGAAGTTATATCATGAGTACAGTTTGTTATACTTGCAGGATGTATTCCTGTTTCCATAGAGGCTTCTTTTACTGAATTATATTCTTTTAGAAAATTATTATCCAAATCATATTGTAATACAGGTGTAAATCTTTTATCTATTGGATTGCATTTATTCGGATTATTTTTCCACTTCCATCTAAATCCATGAGATATTATACCATTTTTTCTACAAGCACTAGCTATTAACGATTTATTTATATTCATCGTTCTTGAAGCTTCGGCACAAGATTTAAAATTGTTTATTATATTATAATCTAAATCCATCTGAATAACTTCCTTTGTATTTTTACTAGTCCCTATTTTACAATATTCTCTTATTGTTGTACTATTTCCACCAGGCTCTATGTTTGTTAACTTATCGGTCTTATATTTATCTATATAGAATTTTTCCCTATTTTCCCATTCTGATATATCACAATTATCAAGAACTTCTAACTTTGGTCTTACATTATCTCTTAATAATGACTTTATCCAATTACAAGAATGTCTTTTGTAATACTTAGAATGACATATATGTTGATTCAATCTAGATCTAATGTCTTTCTGAAAAGTTTTCCCAATATACCTAGTTATGTCCGGGTATCTAGGATCATATAGTCTGTAAATAGTTACAGTCATTACTTTCCTTTGTTATTTCTTACCCTATCCTCAACAAGTAACTTAGACTGTTGATTCTTGGGATTATTAAAGTAGTCTATAGCTTGATATAAGTCGTATCCAATGACATCACCAGACTTTAACTTATATGTTGTTCCTTCTATAAATACTTCACCAAGTTCTATTGCATCCATGATAAATATCTTAATATCGAAATCTTTATCACTAGCAACCTTTATAAACTCATCTATATTGGGTTGTCCTGGAACCTTAGCCCTCTGCTCTATGATCTTCACGAGCTCTGACTTAAGCGCCTTTGTACCCCAATCTGGAGCTATCTTCTTACCAAGAAGCCTGAGTACACTTTCCATCCTACTACTAGACTTACTAATAGTATTGAATAACTTAGAAGCTTCCTCAAACCTATCAGAGATCTTAACACTTGCATCGAGTTCCTCATCCTCACTTACAAGATAAAACGTATGCTGAAGAACGTTTATTGCAGCTTTAGTATTTGCTACAGTATTGGAGGCTTTAAGTACTCTATACGCGAGATAATCTTCTGCATCACTAAGATCTAATATCCTTCCCTTTTTATCGAGAGTCACCTTGAACTCTCTCCAAAAGCTTTTTTCTTTGTTCTGGAACGAAAGGTCACCCTTATTAAGTCCCAATTTATCTTCGAAGAACCTTTGTTCTTCTTCTGTTAAGATGGGGATCAGTCTGTCATATTGATTAGTGGGAGCCTGAAAAACCTGCTTACATCCTGTGTAAAGCGTGCTACCATCACTATCTTTATTAAATCCCGTTCTATACTTCTGTATTACCTTAACATTAACTTTTTTGTTTTCTAAAAAATTAGTTTCCATTTTACTCCGTTATTAATTTATTATTCTTCTCCTTTAAAAATCATTCTATCCCCTTTTGAAAGATTATCTACAGCCCATAATGGTTGTAAATTTTCTAATTTAGATAACTCAATACCTTCCTCTAAATTTTTTGCAGATGAAATTGGAACTATATGATCAATATGCCACTCCCCGTAATTATCCCAAGTCATCCCTTCTTTAAACTGTCTCTCTATGTGTTCTTTTAATTCTAATGCTGAATAACCAAGTACCTCATTTGTTTTTAGAATTTTATCGGAATGTATCGAATCAAACATTCTTCTAACCATTTCTCTACAAATTTTTCTTAACCGATATTCATCATTATTGTTATATCTATTCCTACAATACTCAGTTAATCTTTCTCTATTCTTTTTACCATATTCTCTCGAATTGAAATTTCTTATTTCTTTATTTTTAGAATGATATTCTTTTTGAAGTTCTTTAATTTTACTAATATTATCTCGTCTGTATTTTTTATTCCTATCGAGAATAATTTCTTTATTTTGACTATAATATTTCTCTCTAAGTTCTTTTATTTCCTTTTGATGGGATTCCCTATAAACTGCAGCCTTATGTACTAATTCTTCTCTTTTATTTTTATACCTATTTGCATCTCTTTGCTTATAATATTCTAAATTATCTTGTCGTTTATTTTTAGAACATTCTTTACATATAGCATTATAACCATCAATCATTTTAGAGTTTAAACTAAAATTATCAAACTCTATTGCTTTTCTACAGCGACTACACCACTTAAACCCTAACTCAAATAGGAAATCTTTTTCTACCTTAGTTATCCTTTTACCTTTAATTTCAAATTCCATAATCTTAAGCTTAAATTGTAGTGTGGAAGACAATTCAACCACACTACAAAGATAAGTAAAATTTATGAGATTTCCAAATTATTAGTAAGAAATCTTATAAGTATTATGCTAATGCGGTCGGAATCCACTCGCCCATCCTCATGGGATTGCGCACGAGAAGCCCCACCCAGTCTGCTTTGTGTATTTCATAACCATCAACAGGGGTAACCATTACTTTCGGTTTACCTTTTCCACCAGTTGAGAAAGGATCACGAAGACCCGGGATATACCCATGCTCTTCAGGCTGTCCTTTAATTCTTACCTGTTGGATATTCGGATGAGCACCTGCTGTACCAAAGTCCATGATAGTGAGCCTACGTGATTCCCATGTACCCCCTTCAGGATGCATAAGTTTGTTTCTAGTCTCGTTGTCATAGTCAGGAATATGAATAAAATCAAATTCTATTCCATTGATATCAGCCATGCTGATGTACTGCGGTTTGGTATATCTAGCTTTCGGCCCACCTGTCAGAGCATCAACCCTATTGTAGGTGATAGCAGCAGCACCAGCGTAAGCTTCGATAGCTGCACTAACCATTGCTAATCCATATTCACCTGTTCCAATAACGAACTTCCTACGGTCTTCTGGTAATTTACCAACTGATAAACCAAGAGAATAACGTACAAGGTTCTGAATATTGAATGAGTTATAATAGAAAACGTTTGCAGGAGCGATCTGTTCACGAAGACCAAGACCAGCTTTGATCTCGAATCCACTTGAACCAAACTGATTGTAGTTACCATCAGCAGTTTTGTTTCCTGTTCCATAGAACAAAAGGCGAGCTTTCTCTCTACGGAATGATTTCATAAACTCCCAGTCCAATTTGTTAAGCCAACTTGTGTGCTGAACGCCATCCTGATCTGCAAATGTGAATGCAAGAGGATTGTTAGCACCCTTAAGAATCATATTACCAGGAACGGTATGTTTCTTCCTAAGCATTGAAAGACGATTACTCATCTTAAATGGAGAGGTAAAGCTAATATCAGAAGCATCTTTTGAAAGAGTTTGCTCGCTGATTGAATACTCAACACTCCACAATGTACCAGCTGTCAGTTCTTCGTAAGGGATAAACGCATCAATGTTACCTGTAAACAGTTCACATTCATACAGAAACCCTGTACTAAAAGGTTCAGCTTCTTTTTTAATCCTTACCTTATAAAGGTCAGGCTTGTTACCAACTATGATATTTGTAACAAAGAATAATTTTTCTGGGAACAACAGATAGAAGGTAGCTCCATTCTTACCAACCTGATCAGCAGCTGTGATAGCTGTAAGAGTAGGTGTAGCTTCTTTTACGAAGGCTCCAGTAAGAGGGATATTCTTCTCGTCTGATCCCTGTAACATCCATTCAAACTCCCTGTCATCCTCGATCTCAAAGGTCGGGTATTTGTTAAGGAGAGTAAGCATATCGTCTGCAAGGTTAACTTCATACAACCTCTCAATGTATTGAGATATCTGGATAGGCTTCTCCTGAAAGAGCTGTCCTAGGTTGTTCTCAGTAACCAAGCCAGAGAAATCTTTAGGTTCATAAACTTGATTTGGGAAAACTTTCATTTTAATATAGTATTAATTGTGTGTTATAGCTTATAAGTCTTTTCAAGACTCTTAAGGAAATCAAGACTTTTCTTCTTCAGTGGCTCAGAACCTTTCTCATGTTCTTCGAAATGGGTATTATCCATCTCTGATACGGCCTCTTCAAATTGCTTAGTAGCATCCTTCTTTCCTTTTTCTGCCAACTTGGTAAAGTCTGTAAACCCCTTAGTGATCTCAAATAAGTAATGTAACTTCATCTCAAACTCTATAGGATTCTCCATTCTAGCAGCGACTATCCTATTTACTGCGCGACCATTCTGGTCATAACCAACTGGCGTAGTCATCGAAGCAAAGACATTATTCTTAACCTTGTCATTTAACTTCATTCCAGGAATTATCTCAGTAGTTGTTTTTACTTTTTCCTGAAGAGCGACTAACTCTCTCTTTCTATTTTCTTCTTCGGCCTTACGTTGACTAGCGACAGCTTTCACTTCATTAGCCTTCTCAGCCTCAATCATTGACTTTAGTTCATCATAAGAACTCTTAGCCTCATCTTCCAACTCACCTTTGTCTTCATAATCATTGACCACCTTAGCGATCTTTGTCTCTGAGAACTTAGTTGTTCGCTTAAGATAATCAGTAACTAGTTTCCTTTGCAATGTAACATCATCCTCTATTGTCTCAGGTGTTACTTTTGCGATTTCCATTTCTGACCTATCTAGCTGTAAAAGCTTTTCGAATGGCACACCATCTTCATAATTATTGATGAGGTTCTTGATCCGCTCAGGAAGTGATTCCTTATAGCCATCAACTGCACCTACTATCTCATTAATCATTGCTTCTTTTAACGCATCTGCCGTGCCATCAAAAGTCTTTACATCTAAATTAGGAAGAACCCCCTCGTCCACAAGCAATTGAGCATACGGAGTCAATGGAGAAGAAGTTTTGCTTTTGCTTTTCTGAGGAGAGTGTTCTTTATCGGACGAGGGTTCTTCCGAAGTTTCTTCTATTTCTTCTTCCTCTTCTTCTTCTTGTACCTCTTTATCTTGATCTAAATCAATTAGATTCTTATTCTCTTCTTCGATAGCCTTCTTCTCAGCTATCTCTTTTTCATTAGTTCTAGTAGGGATTATCTCTTCAGGATACATCCCATCATTTGCAGCTTCGACATCTATTGGTGTCTCGCTAAGCAGTGAGTCAAGACTCACGTCAAATATTCCGTTTTTCTTCTCCATTTTATTTAAATCTCCATTATTATCTACAAAAGTAATTATTATATTTTATATAACCAAATAAAATACTAATTATTTTAATGGCTTATGAACTTTACATGAAATTATATTGCTTTAAAAACTTCATTGTAACCATTTTCTCCTTATTTTTAATTGTATTTTTTTGTTTATTTCTTGCTTCTTCGCATCCAACTCTAAAATATTTTCCTTCTTTCCATGCTTTTCTAACAGCATTCCCAATCTTGTTTTTTGCTCCAATAGAAAATTTTTTACCAAGCATTGGACTTCCCACATATATAGAACTATTAAAATATGGGAAATCATGATCTAAAAATGATTGTTCTATTTCTAATAACTTATCTTCATCGCATTCGTATAAAACAACAAAGTTTAAATCATCTATTCCATATTTATCATAATGCCTTTGTAATTTTATAGATTGATGTTTATTTTTTTTTAACAAACCTTTATGCGCTGAAAATCTTTTACTAATATTTCTAGAACTTCCGATGTAATATCTAGAAGGAATAGATTTAGATTCTATACCATATATTCCACATATAGTTTTCATAACTTAAGTTATCAAATTATCTCCCAGGGATACTAACTAACAACTCCTTCTCCTTGGGTAAGACAGACTTTCTCTTCCTAGATATACCACCACAGTCATGACATTTGTATGTTTCGTACTTACCAGTCTGTGTGTAATAGTTATTATCTTGTATTACATTACCACTACCACAAGATGGACATAATGCCACATTTGTATCTGTGTATAAGTTAAAGTTAGGATGCGACTTAATATATGGTCTCATTCTAAGATATACCTTTTCTAATACTATAATATCATTTCTATTATATTCTTCCATATACTTCAAGGAAACAAGATCTCCCTTCATACAGCTGATCCATAAAGCCAATCCTGTAGGTATCTTACCATCTATGCCTAATGACTTAGCTAAAGCATCCAGTTTGTTACTAGGGAAGTTAAACTCTTTCTTAGCCACCTCTAGTGTATCTATCTGCTGATAATAAGATGTAGGCGTTAGATGATGCACAAGAAACCTAGACTTTATCCTAGGTACATCAAATTTCTTACCATTATGAGCGATCACTATATCTGCCTGATCTAGGAACTCCCACAACTCTATCACTAATCTAAAGTCATTCTCGTCACTTATCTCTTTAGGAGTAAGTATATTTGAATATATCTTATCCTCGCCTAACCATTTGCAACTATAACTAAGTAAAAACCACTCTGACATCAATGCATCTAACGATATATTCTGATCCCACATCCTCCATACATACGCGAGTAATGGGCTAGTCTCTAGGTCAAATATTAATATCTTTGGTGTTTTTGTTGTTTTTGTTTTGTCAATATTATTCTTTACTATTCTTTTTGCTTCTCTTATTTCATCTGTACTACAATCCAACATTCTTGATAACTTTCCTTTCCCCATATCTAATAGATATCTCTTCTCATGCATTCTAACAACAACCTCTTCTAATGTCATTACACTTTCGTTTTTGGTTTAATACTCTCAAGTTTCTCATTATGTCTCGTAGCTTCTTCTTCCTTAGCCATATTACTACGTTTTGTCTCATCAAGTTTAGATCTCTCAATGGCTATCTTATTCTCATGTTCCTGAACCTTAAGCATCAACTCCTGTTCAGAACCCTTTGCCTCATTCTGCAACACAGCAATCTGCCATTGCATATCTACCTTATATTTCTCCATCTCCCTATCAAGTTCTTTCTGCTGAGCCTCATTCTGCATTATCTTATCTTGGAGAGCAAGTTTCTTCTCTTCCATAGCATTAGCGCTTTCAGCTTGTAGATCTTCAGCTTCTTCAAGTATCCTTGTCATCTCAGCAATACTCTCAGACTTAATAGCATTAACTAATACAGATGCAGAAGAACCATTCTGTACCATTGACTGAGCTAGTGTCTCAATAGTATTACGTATCTTCATATCATCCTGTGTAGAACTAACAAAGATATCAAAGTCAGTATATACAAGATCATCACCATTAAAGTCAAGCATCACCCTAGACATATCATCTAGAACAAACTCAGCCTTAATATTCTTGCCTTTATATATCTGCTTAGCTATATCTATACATGCTTGTAATACCCTACGTTTAGTCTCCTCATGTATAACAAACCATCTCTCTGTTATATGTGAAGACTGAGTAACAGCTCTTTCTATCCCACCTTTAGTTTCTCTATTATCTACCTGTCCTTCTCTCTGTTTCGTTACGCCAGCTATAGTACCCAACTGAGTCTCTATATACTGTAACATCGCAATGTTCTGTTGTATGTAGTTTCCTACTTCTGGGTTAATAGCCTTAACAGTAGTATTATTACTACCAGCTAACTTGCCTTGAGCAGCACCTTTCTTACCTTCATTCCATGGATCAGTAACCATGTATCCAAGGATATGCATATAATACATCCACTTATCAAGATCCCAATCATCAGGTATCTTAGATGTATCTATCTCTATTATTGGGCCACCTATCCTAGCACATAACAACTCAAGTCTGCGCATATACACGTTATACGCGAACTGGAATGGTCTCATCCTACTCATCATAGAGATACCACAGTCAGTTCCTATATAGCCAAGATCGCACTTAGACTTATTATTAATATATCTACGCTGATATTTACGTGGGCCATACTTAACGTATATCCTTCCAGCAAGTTTAACACCTTCATATGCTTCATTTATCCATCTCCATTTAATAGTCTCACCATCCTCAGGATTAATCTTATAGTTCTCTGATACCCATTTTACCTGTTCATCACCATATTCATCAAAGTAAGTAACCTTACCAACCTTACGTCTACCTCTCCAACGCGTACGTACAGTACGTATATTACCCTTATCATCAAATGGACCTACATAACCATAGTTAGACATCTCATTGTCTACCTCTAATAGTCTAGGATCATCATCAGAAAGGTTAACTGGGAAGTATAATCTAGGGTTAACATAGTTATAGTTAAGAACACCTTCGTCTCTTTTTACACCTATACCGCCCTCTAAGTACTTAATATCATCATCACTAAGGTAATCATAGAACTCATCTATAATCTTACCAACTGGTTGATAATGTATCTGTATGATTATATCAGCATCTTCTATCTTAAAATCATTAGTATAACCTAAAGTATGTATCTGCCTAGGGTCGCATTTCTCAACAATGACATCATTATTAACTTCATCTACTCTGTATATCTCTCTACTAGTGACAAGATGGTCAATCATACCATCATTAAACTTTTTCTTGAGTACTTGTTCCTTATAGATATAACTAAGTAATCTAGACGCTGTAAGCTCATTGGAATCTTTCCAGTTATATTTGAGATACTTACCAAGTTTAGATATCTTCTTCTTAGCCTCTTCTTCACTATAGTTAGGATTCGTCAATTCTTGTTCAACAAGTTGCATAAGAATCTCCTGTTGCTGATCTTGTTTAGCTGATACTGCAGACTCATTAGTACTACGTATCATCCAAGAATCCCTTCTCATAAACTCTTCTCCAACAAGTAAATCTATCTTAGGGGCACAAATAGGATAATTTCTAGTCTCTGATGGGAATGTTATTCCATCAAGATCCATAGGGTTAAACATCTTCTCCATATCATCAGGAACAGCTATTCCTTTGTATACGTTAAGATTAGATTCTATATCTATTTGCTTAGTCCTACTAAGGCCACTACGATAATATAACATTGTCTCACAAGCATCTATACACTTCTTGTAAAACAAATCATCTTTATCTTTTGTAGGGACTTTCTGTTGAGGAAAGAATATTTGATTATATGCGCCAATTATATCCATAGTAAAAATTTTCTACAAAAGTAATCAATATAAGTGTGATAACAAAATAATCGTTGAAATTTCTACAATCTTTATAATCTTAATAGTATGCATATCTAATATAAAAAAATATCTATTCTATTTTTTAAAGCTCATGGAACTCTGAAATGGCGTTAATTTCTTTGTCTTATACGCCTTATCCCAGAAAGAGTTCTGTGTAACAACTTGTACTTTCTTATTAAAAGCATTCTTAGAAAGGTTTATTCTATCTTCCCTCAATATCATTAAAAGGATCATAGATGAAACCCTATCCACATTTATCTCGCTATTGTATGCTAACATCTCTTGAAGCAATGCTGGTGACTTAATTGTACTTAGATTCCTAATATAATTAGATTCATCCTCGGCATCCATATCTCCTTGATCGTATGCCCTAGAGTTAATATACGTAAGCAATAGATCTAACCCCCAGTTTATCACTAATGTAGTAGAACTTGTACCTTTAGTCTGATTACCAATACTTGCTATGTTCTTCGTTAACCCTTTTTCAGTCAATATCTCAGGTTGATCACACAATAAATGCAGAGAAGTATGCTTCTTCATATGAGGATAGAAACCTTTTAGGTTCCTTTCATAGTTGCATATAGCATTATAAAATATCAAACAACGTCTCCATTGCTCATAAAAGTCTTCTGTAAGTTTTGTCCTGCCTGTATATTCGCATACTAACCTATCTGTCCATGAGTCAAGTATGAATCCTGATAAGAGTGAATGATCAACATCATCACCACCATCATTATCCACAGGGTCAAGAGATGCAAGATAACGTCCAAAGGTAGGTTTCATGGAAGAATCCATCTTTGGTAACTCCCATATCTCTATTGCAGTATCAAGAACATCACCTCTTCTATGAGGAAAATCTCTTAAGACAGGTTTCTCTGATATATTCCAATCTACCTTACCATCTTTTATATAAAACTCTACCTTCCAACTAGCGTCTAATATGCGCTTATTATTCTCTATAGAAGCTAATCGCTCTCTAAGGTCATCAATAGGAAAGAAATTACCTTCTACCGTAAGGAATATATCTGATGGTTTAAGAGGCTTGTTGATAATCTCAGCCATATACCTACGTCTATTACCAGACTTCTTGGCCTTATCTATCTCCTCATCTATATATAACTTAGCATTTACCTCATCAGTGACCCTATCAGGGCCTTTCTTAAACTTATTAATTGTATATGTACCAGGGATAAAATATCCTATCTTACCCTTATTTTCCCATATATCATCAAATGACAAACAGTTAAACTCCTCGGGATTATAAAATATCTCCTTGGTATAAGTAACAGCTCCATGCGTGCTAAGACCTCCTGTACCTAATCCATATATAACTAGATTCTTATAATCAGATGAGGCCTGTGTAGACTCTAATGCTCCCCACACCTCTATTATATTATTTAAGAAACCAACCTCTTCTAAGAACGCCCTATTAGGACGTGTACCGTTGGCAGCCAAGGGATCGTCCATAAATGTTCTATGGTTGATAACTGACCCTACAGCAGACGTAAGTGTCTTCCCAGAAGCTAATGATCCTGTAAATGTAGTGAATAATGGCGATGGATATACTTCACTATTTATTATCTGTCTATCAGGAAGATGTTCTATAGCTATCTTTACCTTCTTTAATAGGTCATCACTATACTTACTTTCTACAGCGCCAACAACAGTATCAGACGTTAATGGCGTACCACTCTTCTTACTCTCAAGATATAATTCATAGTTATACGCGCCATCAAATAAGAAGTTATGTAATATAAGAGAAGAGGCCCAGTATGATTTTCCACCACCACGAGCCTCAAGATCTATCACGTTCTTAGCCTGATTATTATATAATGGCCTACCCATATCCATAGGATGTATCTTACGTAGATACTCTCTTGCTGGTATATATATCCTAGTCTTTGCTTCTTCTTCCGTTATCCATCCAAATTTTAATGCTTTATCTTTCTCTGGCCCAAAGCGCCTATCACAGGTAAATACCTTATCATCTGAGAAACCAGAGAATCCTAGCGCCTCCTCATATATATATGCCCTATCCCATTCTATGTCACGTAACCAAGGTCTTCCTATACGCCTAGAACCAGAACCCTCTTCCTCGAATCGTATTGTATGGAAGTTAGAATAGTAATATAATGGCCCTGGCATCCACTTACCACCCGACCATAATCCTTCTATACATGCAGTTTTTTGCCTTCTCCAGAACGATGTTCTATCATAATGTTGAGATATAGCATGAAACTTAGGTATCTCAGGAAGTAAAAAGTTACTATTATTTATCATTGTTCCCAGAATATATTAATATAGAACTGTGAAGTATTAGTTATAAAGTCCTCAAATAGCTTCTTCACAGCATAATCATAATCACCATCTATTTTCCTTTTAATAAAAAAATTACCAATCTTCATGGTAATGTGCTCTTCATCCTCCTCAAACTTAATATTTTTATAATCCAAAGCAACCGACTTAATAAAACTATTCACTTTATCTTTATCCATTATTTAAATATTTCATACATTAAAAGTAAAATTGATAATGTAAATAAAGTAGCTATAAAAACTACAAATCCCCACCTCCATATATCATACCATCTATATTTCATTTGCATCATTTAATGATATAACCTTATTACCTTTTCCCCTCTTTATCTCATCATCTTCTATCTCTTTCTTTATCTTATAGAAGTCAGAATACATCCTTGGAGTAGTAGAAAAAGCCTTATCCAACTGTTCAGCCGTGCCCTTAACTGTTATAAACTGTCCTGTACGACTCTTAACATTATCTCCACCTTCATCAGTCATATACTTATCAAAGTAGTATTCTTGCTGTTTAAGGTATTTATCCCTCTTAGCCATCAACTCCTCCCACGCGAGTAATGATCGTTCAGCCTGTGTCATGTATGACTCTTTAAATGACATTATAATAGACTCATAATCATCCCAGTTCAGCTTCTCATTACCAGCAATATCCTTAGCAGCTAATTCCCATCTATTAGGAAGGTTATACATAGGTGATTCTTTACGTAAACAGAAAGCTATAGCCCACATGATATTAGAACTCTTCTCATGATTCTTACTCTTATCTTCTCTATAGAAGGAATCAAAGACATCTATAGCTCTAAACTCAGGAAGTACCTCCCAGAAGTTATTCCCCTTGAAATACTTACCTATCATATAGTTCTTACTTTACTTACTTGTTCTACTGGCGTATAAATTATTGTCCTTCTAAAAGGATAATATGTGCCTTCGTGAGGCACAATCTCATACTCAGTCTTAACAATAATATCCCACATATCATTATGTGCTAACCGTATCATCTTTATCATTTTTGGCATCCTCTATCTCTGTTAGTTTGTTAATATGTTTCTCATTGGATATAAACGATCCAAGGTACTTAAGTAATACATTCTCATAAGTATTGTAGTCGCGCCTATTACCCTTAGCCATCTGATTAGCTACGAACTCAAACTGCTGAAAATACACATCCTCAACAAGCCTGTATTCGTATCCCTGATCACTAGCTATCTTATGTAACAGATCCTTAATTTCTTTCGGGACAACTCTTGTATACATTCCTTACGTAGTTATAGATCTCTTCTATATCAAATATAATATCTTCTATATTACCTCCAGCATCCATTATCTGAAGGACTACTCTCTTCTGCTCCACGTCAGGAGGTAACTCAAACTGTTTTAATGTATCATCCAGTTCATCTGAATAATCATCATTCTCGTCATTGAATATCGTCTTCATGTATCTCAAAATTAAAATTAACAGAATATTTATCACCAACCATTATCTGTAGAAACTTAGGAAGCCTACCATCTTTGGTAAGCAACCCAGCCTTTCTCACTAATGATATATTGTTATTAAAGATATCTTCACTCATATCTATACTTTGTTGCATGTCCCTTTTAGTAGAGGTATCATTGATAACCCTCCATCTAATATCTTCTTGTATGTCTCTGTATTTATAGTTATAATACATCAACACAGCAAGAACATCTAGTTCTCTATTACGCAAGGCATCTAGTGGAGGAAAACTCCTTATTATCTCTAATATCTGCCTATATGCCTTTTGTTGTGTTGTTTTTATATTAAGCTTCATCTCCATTTATTTTGTCCGTAAACTCCATTATAAAGGCTCTCTCATCAGAGTTAAACATATTCCTGAACCCTTTCTTAGTAGCTTCTTCCCTACATTTCTTTAGAATATTGTAGAATAGTTCTATCGCATCATCTCCATTGTTAGTTATTTTGAAGGTAATGCTATCCTCACTAAATAGTTCTATTTGCATAACTTCCAAAATAGATCTAGTTGTATGTCAGTAAGATTCTCCACTGTGTTGTTTTCCAATGTCAAGTCCAATGGGGATTCTAAGATAAACTCAAAGTCCTGAACCTTCTCCCTCCATTCAAGAATATCCCCATCAGACGTAACATATTTTCCTCCATCAACAAACGAACCCGATTCCCTTAAAGGAACACTGCCAAACTCATATACCTTGTACTTATTCATCTTGTATGTTTTTAATTCTCCCACTCTATATTTCCATTATCTCTAGATGGATTTAGTAACGCGAACTCTTCTCCTGTGTCTGTCCGTATAGTTGCTATCTCATCTACTTTCTCTAATCTAAATAACGTTTCCCCTGGCCTTGTGGTGTCAAACACCACTTCTAACTCTGGAGGCATCTGTGCAAGTTTTATTATTAGTTCCGTTACCGTCATGTAATATGTTTTAAATTCAATACAAAGATAAGTATAATTTATCAATTATCCAAATATTTAAGCAATTATTTTTTAAAAAAAGAAACCCTAAGCTTTTGACTTAGGGTAACTATTGACAACCAACGGGGACTACTCGAGAGATATTCTATACTCTGAATTTTCTTTCTTTTTTATATGTACAGTAAGTATCCCTTCCTTGACTGTAGCATAAGTTTCTTTCTTTGCAATCTCACATGGCAGTACATACGCACAATTAAACTTAGGTGTAAATCGTGCATCCTTTATAGACTTGATAACTAACCTTCTATTGTTAACTATCCTAATGTCTATGTCCTCTCGCGCTAACCCTGGCACTCCCATTGTAAAGATTATCTCATCCTCTGTTTCTTGTGCATCATAAGATGTTCCTACGACTCCTAGATTCTTATAAATCTGATATAGTCCATAATCAATTATATTCATAGTTTTAAGTTTTTTCTAGGAATGTCAAATGGTATACCAGACCTTATACGTTAACCTTATCTGTTATTTTATCAGGATTGATGAAGTTATCAGGACGTACTGCTGCCAATATGGCACCTCTACTGACAAACACCATCGTCACCTCTTCACCTTTTACGTTCTTCATAGGATAGCCAGTCATCTGACCACCTACCTTTATTATTATATCCTCAGGAGATATATCCTTTACATTAGCACCAACAGTCACTACCTTTATATAAGAGTCTTCATCCTTCGTACCATCAGGTGTAAGTATGAACCTCTTAGGTTTAATCAACTCGCCAAGTATTGTTTCTGGCGTTAAAATTGTTTCTTTTAAGTCTTTTATCTTCTCCATATTACTCACTTTTTATTGCCCACCATAAAATTACTCCTACTAAAATAATTGCTCCAACTACTATCCACATATCACTAACGTTTTACAGTTTGTACATAATCCATATTCAAATAGTAATACCCTACAGTTAGGGCACCTAATCTCGTCCCTGTGCATGGTAAGGCTTTTTATAGAGTTTACTACCCTTATTAACTGATGTCTTTGTCTTCGCATGAACACCCTTCCTCTTAATCTTAAACTTCTCCTTATGCATCTTCTCCGTAGTTATATTCTACCTCATACCTCTGTTTCTTATAAAAGAAATATGTCTCACCTTTTAGGTATGCCTTAAGGTGTTTCTTCTGCATATTCTCATATTCATTCATCTCCAACCCTAGAAAACCACTATGTAGCTTCTCCTCTCTAGCGTTAATAGGCCCAGCAAAACTTCTTCCTCTCAAAAATTGTCTCTTCTCTCTCATAGTATTATATTTTATAATACAAAGATAAGTAAAAAAAACGAGAAAAACAAATAATTATGAAGAATTCTTTACCCCGTCACCGGAAGCATTTAAAAGGATTGATGATATGTAAGAAAGTATGTTCATAAATTAACCTGCCAGATGATCGCTGCTGCTCCGGCAATGCTTAGAAAATATCCTATGTATTTTAATATCAGTTTCATAATACTATATCCCCAACTAAATCAGCCTGGTCAACATCTATAGTTCCATCAGGCTTAGGACAGACAGATATTGAACAAGGAATATTGATACCTTTTGCATAATCATAAACTGTTTGTACCGCTGATATGGTTCTTAATGCTGCCGGAGTTGCATTACAAAACCACTCATTATTAGAACGTGATGTTAAAACATACTCTTTTATGCAAGGATATTCTATATTATTTATTCTTTGTTTTTTTGTCCACCAGTCATTAGCTGAACCAACTCCAATACTTGACATACAAACTTCTTCTGACGCTGTTGCATCAGCAGCACCAAACTTAGGATCATTCCTGTCTGTATCATACCAAATATTTAATATTACACCAACACTGGGATTGACTGACTTTATTGCATAATATAAATCCCTTACATAATCTGTTGGATAAAAGCCATCCGTCCCGTCAAGCCATATAGCAAACGGATTTAAAGCAGCCAATTCCTTCAATCTGTCTATCCTAAACTGGTGATTTGCTGCCCACTGGTAATCTGAATCTGTATAACAATCAATAGGGTCTTTATCAAAATAATAGTTTCTATTGCCAGCAACATGAAAATATAATATAGGCTTGATGCCGACTGCATTAAATTCTTCAATAAAGTCAGGAACAATGTTTTTATATCCGGTAGTAATACCAACATCATATTTAGTGTATGCCGGACATAAATAACCACCGCCCATATCTACCTGGGTACCTTTCCATATTGCTGTCTTGTGGTCATATAAACTAAATCCCTGTATATGAACAACACTTAGAATTGCATAATCAATTTTCCCGTAACTGGCAGCAAGTGCAGCCCACGCAGCAACATCAATATTAGCTACATTAAACAAGGCAGGATTACCGACCTCAACCGGAGACTTCCATGTAAATTCATTGCCTGTAAAGGTTTCCATGTTAAAGTGCATAAACCACCCTAACTTAAAATTCTTAAACGTGCTTTGGAAAGTGCTTTCAGTTACTGACGGCAGATATTTATATTTAGGTAAATTTTTATAAACAGGAGAAACTGACGTTCCGTTGTGACTGCCTATTTCATCATTGAGATTATTTTTAAATTTATTGGCTGAAATTAGGTTTGAATAAAATGATAATTCAGTTAAATCATTTTCTTCTGTCATATTTTGGTATTCTGTCACTTCCGCTGCTGACAATGCCTTATCAGCCACTAACAATAAATTAATATCGCTATGTGCATAATTTGCAGTATATACCTCAGAATGACCAATAACAAAATGATCCCTGTTATTCATGTTTACATAAGTGCCGCTATTTTGTGACATATTGTAAGATAACTCATTACCGTCAAGATATATCTTCATTCCGGTTGCAGACTTATTTCCCGAATATGTAAAAGCAAACTTATATAAATTACCCGGGACAACAACTCCAGGATTCGCAGACTTATATAACTGTATACTTCTTGCATCATTGCCATATATACTGAAATCAGCGGTATTTGCAGATGTATTTAGCTGAATGTAATAACTCATGCCGGAAGAATTACCCCTACATATTAACATGCCCGCAGCATCTTTCAGGTTTACTTTTGCCGTTGCAAGTATGGTAAAAGGAAGATCATTACCTGACCCATCATTGAAATAATAATCATTTGAAGCATCAGCCAAGGTAATTGAAGAATTAACTGAACTAATCACCACCATCTCTGGCGTAACAGCTACTATACTTGAGTAATCTGTATATTTTGCACCCTTATATGCCCTTACCCTGTACTGATAAATACCAAGTGCCGGAATTATATCAGCACAAATAGGTATTTCAGTTACAGCTACCTCGGTGAAATCAACTCCGTTTGTACTTCTTTCCCAACAATATCCATCTATTGTTTTTGTGTATGTATCACAATATAAATCTATTCTTGTATCAGAATATGTAATCGCCGTCATTCCTGACGGTGACCCTACATTCCACCCCTGACCACCGGCAATGCCTATGCCTTCACGTAAATTAAAAATGCTGTTTCTTATCGCTGTGCTCATTATAATACTGTATGTGAATAATAAACTGTAGTACCATCATAATAAAAGATAGTCTTATTTTTAGCCGCTAGAGTAGTATCGTAAGCATCGCTACTCCCAGAGATAGTACAGTCTGGGAAAGTAGGTGTACTAGCACCATCCCCAACGAAGATGATCTCTGCACCACCACTAGTAAGTCTAGTAGGGTTAACTCTAACAACCATACTTGTACTCATAGTATATGTAGCATACCCAGTATAAACCCTACTAAGATCTATATTGCCACTAAAAGGCTGATTGACCAATGGGTAAAGAACCTCAAGATCCTCTATGACCTTATTATAATCCCTGGTCTCTACAAACTTAGTATTTCCAGCGCCAATATTCGTGTTTAACGTTTTAATTTTACTTGATTTCATGTCTTTTATTATTTTATATATTCTTGCGTACTACCTAAACTATCTATCTGATAATGACAGTCTATTTCATAGAGATTGCCATTACCGGTAAAAGTGTCATCACCATCATTAATCCTAGCTAGATATACACATAGCATAGAACTAAGTGTCTTGCCTACGCCAGAGAGATCCGTCCATTCCATTAATGCATGCTTACCTGTAGTATTACTATTAGTAACATATTCTGTGCCTTTCGCTAAAACACTAAAGCCAGG